TGATAGTTCCTAATTATATCTACCAAGATTAACTCTTTTAGGATCATCTACCGCATACTGATATAATTCTAAATAACAATCAATATTTTTATCATCTTCTAACCATCTCGTATTAGCGTATTGACGAGCTTTTTTACAAATTGATTTATAACGTTTTCTATCTTGTAGAGTAGTTTCAATTTGGGCTATCATATCGTCCCCAGTTTTAAATTTGATCGGCGCATTCTCATAGGTAACTAAATCTTGACAAACTATCGGTAATCCTAAAGCGCAAGCTTCAATATATTTTAAATCAGATTTAGCTTTATTGAATGTATTATCTTGTAGTGGGGCTACAATTATATTAACATTTAAATCAAATAGGCCTTGACCATATTCAAATAGCCTTCTCCACGGATGAAACTCAACTTTACCTGATTGTACTAAATCTCTAATAGGTAATGGATGAGCTCCTAAAAACACCCATGTATACTTGTCAATAGTTTTTCTAATAACATCATTTACATGATAAAAATCATCTTTAAATTTAACTCTATTTTCTATATCAAAGTGAGCTCCGGAGCCTGCGTATAAAATTCGAGGTTTTCTTTTATTTTTATCATAACTTTCCATAGTTCTGTTTAAGTCACAATAATGACCTAACCAAAATTTAGGCATAAAATTAGGTAGTACTGTTACATTATTATTACCAGTTTTAGCTTTGTAATAATCTCTCATAAATGGACAAGTAACTGTTACCTCGTCACATATCTTCATCATTTCTTGAGCAGCATTTCTTATATTAGGATCAACAAATGCGTTTTTATATTTGTTATAATCAGGTATATCTTCATGAAAACAAATATCATCTATTTCATATATTAATCTAATATTATTTTTATCAGCTACTTTTCTTAACCACTGGACAAACTGTAACTGGGCTGGGGTAGCTTGTCTTTGTATTCTTATACCTTTTGTTTGAATATAATATCTTTCATCAACATTCATTACTGTAGTACCATGAACCACAGCTTTACTATGAGCATTCATTACCTGTTCAGGCCATATCATTCTCCAGTGACCGCAGCCCGAATAATCAGCATAATAATTTAAAAATCTAATTAAATTTTGTTCCTGTGTTGCAGGCGGTTGAGCTTGGGTAGGTTGGGGTTGTTGGGGTATTATAACATTATTTTGAAAAGGCCTTGCTATAAATGGATTATTAGCTTGAAATGGTTTATTACCTTGTATTAGCATAATATTAATTAATCAATAAAATTTACTCTTCTAGTGACGCCATTGTGTTTTTCTAAAAATATAATATCTCCGTTAGCAGATTTTATACTTTCTTTTCTATGGCTTATTACCATAACACATTCATTATATTTATCTACTCGTTCATTTAATATTTCCAGTACTAAATCTACACCTTTTTCATCTAAACTACTATCAAATAATTCATCATAAAAGCTAATATTATAATAAACATCACCTTGAGATTTTCTCATATCCATAAAAGAAAATAAACAAGCTAAATCAATAGCTTTTCTTTCTGCCCCTGAAAAATTATTATATAAACAAATCTTACCTTTTTCATTTATAATTTCCTCTTCAAAATATTCATTAAATGCGCAAATACAATTACTATCTAACTTCTTTAAAAAATGAGTCAACTTACCATTAAAATGTGAAAGTATCTTTTTAACTATAAAACTTTTAACACCTTCTTCACTAACTACAAATTTAACCACATCCATTAAATTAATAACTTTTTTAATTGAATCTATTTCATTTTTTATTTCATTAATTTTATTAGTAGTATCTATAATTAAACCATCAAATGAATTAGTCTCATTTTTAATATTATTAATATCAGAATTATACTGATTAATAATATTTTCAATCTCAGTTATGTTACGTTCTAAGTAAGAAATATTATCTTTTTGATTTTTTATTTCATTAATTTTATTATCAATTTTAGTTTTAGCTGCGGAATAACTATTGATTCCTTTAACTATAATTTCATAATCTTTTTTATTATTTTTTATATCATTTAAAATATCATCTAATATATTATTAATTTTTTCTTTTTCCGATTCAATTAAATCTTTATCATGTTCTTCTAATGATCTCAAACACATAGGGCAAGTTGCTTCATCGGTACCAATTTTTGCTAAAGTATTTTTATTAGCTGTTAAATTAGTTTTTAGTTGAACTATTTTTTCATATTTTTCATTTTTATCTTTACTTAAATTAACTATTTCTTCATTTAGTTCATCTGATTTTCTTATATAAGGTTTTTCATCTAATGATTCTACAGTATTTTTTTCTTCTTTATAATTGTTTAAATCTTTATTTTTTGTATCTATTTGATCTTCTATTCTACATATTCTTTGAGCTTTATTTTCTTCGAAGTTATCAACTTGTTGCTGTTGCGTATTTAAATGATTATTAGTTTCTTCTAATCTTGTTATTTCTATATCAAAATTACGCTTAACTTCATTATGTTCATTACGTAACTCTCCAAGCATTTTACTAAAAACTTCTAAATTAAAAATTTGCTCTATAAATTTACGTTTTTCAGTTTTACTCTTACCCATAAAAGGTACATGATTATTAAGAGTCATTATAACACAGTTTTGAAATATTTCAGGGGTTGATGATAAAACTGTATTAATATATTCGTTGGTATTAGATATACTATCTCTTGTTTTATCGTTACCATTTTTATATACGTAAACCTTACTAGGGTTTAAAGTACGAATAATATCAAATTCGTTTATACCATGCTTTGGATCGTCAACGGTAAATGATAATTGTACTTCACAAGTACCTGAAGTTAGATTATTAGGTATAAAATTTTTTTTAATATCTCTTAAAGTGGCACCAAATATAGCAAAGTATAAAGCATCAGCTATAGTACTTTTACCTACACCATTTCTTCTATCTTCTTTATCTCTATTAATACCGGTCACAATATGCAAACCCTTTTCAAAGTTAACTATAACGTTTTCCTCACCAATAGATAAAAAATTTTTAATTTTTAATTCTTTAAAGCTTATGTATTTCATTTAACTCTTTCATATAATGACTGTGAATAATTTACAACATCTTTTTTATTTTCAATATCCAACATATTAACGAACTCTTCTATTGCATGTTTAATATCAACGCCTGATAAATCATAATCCTGATCATTTTCTATTTTAAGTTTATTATAATTTACATCATAATCAATCCTTAATTCTACAGGCTTATAAGTTGTAAGTTTAGTTATTAAAGCATCTAAATGATCACTACTAATATTTTTATCTATAATTAATTTTATAATATTACCCGGTAAAGATTTTTTAAATACATTTTCAACTTCAGTTAAATTAATTAGCTTAGATAAAATAATTTTTATATGTTTGGGTGTAATACTATTTTCAAAAAATTTATATGTTAATTTATCAAAATCTAAAATATAATAACCTTTAGTCTGCATTGTATCTCCAAAATCCATTTCATAAGGATTACCGACATATATAATAGAACTATCTTGCTTTTTATAATGTTTTTCATCTCTTGCATGAAAATGCCCGGTAAAAATTAACTTTGATTTTTCTACTAATACATCTGGATTATCTCCATGATCACAAATTTTAAACATATTCATTTTAAAATTTTCTAATTCAAAATGCCCGAATATTAGATCACTATCAGGTATATCATCAATTTTAGTACCCCATGGACAAAATGATACAATTTTATTTTTATATTCTACGGTTGCAAGCTTATCATAAACGGTTAAGTTTTTATAGCCTTTTAAAATACTTAAACTATTAATCTCAGATGTATCTTTATACCATGCATCATGGTTACCAGTTATCATTGTAATATTAAAATCTTTAAATTTATCTAATAAATCTTTTGCAAAATTTAAAGTTTTTACTGATATTTCATCCCTATAATGAAAAAAATCGCCACAAAAAATTATATCAGTAATATTTTTATCTTTAAGATCTTTAATATACCAATCAGCCCATTTATTAGCTATACCCAACCAGAAGTCATTATTCTGGTGTACACCTAAATGTATATCAGAAAATATTGCTACTTTATTCATTCGAATCTATATCTACATCATCACTCATAGGTTTGACATAAACTCTACCATCCATTGAATCTAACATTTCTTGCTCATAAACCTTTTCTTTATATTGGCTTAAAGTTTCAGCATGCTTTTTTTCTTTTTTAATTCTATTAATAAAAGCATGAAATGCAATAGTAGTAAAATATGAAAATGGATTATAATCAGACTCAATATCAAATTTTTTATTAGTAACTGCTGTATACATTTTGACTAAAGCATCTCCAACCATTTCATCTCTGTATGTATAATTAATAAAGTTTGAAGAATAACTTAAACCATGAGCAATTTTATGTATCATATCACCCAATTTAGGCGTACAATCTTCACATTTATAATATGCTACTAGTTCAGCTTTTAATTCACGTGGATCTACATAGTATTCTGTTTTTTTCGGTTTTGGACCTCTACGTTTACCAGTAGTTTTTTTAGTATTAGCCATATAACAATTATATTATAAAAATATTATTTTTCAACTATATCAGTTAATGTATAATTTATTTTTTCCAAACCATATATTTCTTTTCTTTTATCTCCATGCCGAATACCATATTTTAATTGATCACATAAATCAATAATTAATAATTTATCTTTACTTTCATGCAATCTTAAACCACGACCGATTGATTGTATAGTTCTTATGAAACTTTTACCTCCTGAGGCAAACATAATCATATGAATATTTTTAATATTAATTCCAGTACTAAAAATCGAACTCATAGCTATACAAATAACATTATTATTTATTTCCATTATTTTTTTTATTTGATCTCTAGTTTCTACTTCAACTTCACCTTTTACAAAAAATACCTGTTTATCTTTACTTTGAGATAATTTATCGTATAATGCATCGCCATGAGCTAAATGATTAACCAATATAAGAGAGTTATTATTAAATTTATTGCAAATATTATCTATAACATTATTTCTAAAATTATTAGTATATATAAAATCTAACTCAGTTTTAAAATTATTATTACCTGATATATATAAAGGTTTATTATTATAACCTATATTAATAATTTTAACGTCTACGTTAGTTAAATAGCTTTCTAATCTAAGTTCATAACTATCCTTATCATATATAACTTTACCCAATTTACCTAATATATTCCATTCATCAGGCTTATTATCAGGTAATGTACCTGTTAATCCGAATTTATTATTTGTATTAATTTCATTAACCATTTTGCTAATTTTATTAGATTTTTTTATTGTATGGCATTCGTCTACTACTAAAGTATCTACATATTTTATCCAATCATTATCATTAAACTGACTTTGCAAAATACCTCTATTAGCTATAATACAGTTTGCAGTTAAATCTGGTTTTATTTTGCCGGTCCACCTGGTAAACTTAAATCTAACATTATATTCTTCAAAATCTTTATAAGTTTGATTAACTAATCCTAAATCAGGTACTATAATTAGTATTTTAATTTTAGGGTTATCCTTAAACATACTCATTAATAATGATGCTATAGTTAACGTTTTACCTCCACCTGTACCAAGTTTAATAATACCTCTACCAAACTTTAATGCATTTTCAACTGATGTTAATTGATAATCTCTTAGAGGAAATTTAAGTAAATTATATACTGAATTTAATTTATAATTGTTAGGTTTTACAACATTTAATACTTCATCCTGAATATCAATATTAATATCCGGATACTCTTTTTTTATAAAGGTTAATATATCAAAGAATAAACCTGGTTCAAATAAACCTGTAGGTGTTATGCAATATATTCTTGGATTAGAATAATATCTAGCTCTACCTCTTAATCTAAATCTTGCTGTATCATCTTTAACACTAAAATGTTCTCTAATATCATCTAAATTATCGGTTAAAAGACGTATCTTGCTTTTATCTAATTTAAATTGTATCATAATTGCTCCATTTTCATTATTTCAATAATATTTTTTATATCAAAACCTACAGCACTAAAAGTTTTTTCAGTTTTTTCTAAAAATTCTATAATCAATTCTTCATCATTAATTTTATTAGATATTTCTATCATTTTTTCATGCTTATAACTTGCTTTTTCAGCAACTGGTATAGTAACTTTTACTGGGCTTTCTTCAACTATTTTTTGAACTACTTCTTTCTTAACTACATCTCTTTGTTGTTTTAAACTTAATAAATTTTTCTTATGTCTTATTAATTTAGATACCCAATAATGTTTACGAGCTGGGGTACGCATTGAAGAGTCTTTTAAGTTAAATTCATTTATTTGTAAATCTTTTTCTATTTCATCTATATATTGATCTAATAAACTCACCTATTAATTATAAATACTAATATGAAGAAAACAACTCTGTTTGAAAAAGCATTTTTAGAAAAATTAAATCCTAAAAAACACGATGCCGGCGATTACGTTAAAGATTTTCAAAAATCTAAAGCACCTCAGTTTAAAGGTAAATCTAAAAAGAAAAAAAGAGAAATGGCAATAGCTGCTTATTTAGATGCAAAAGAAGAAGATGAAAATACTGTAGGTGGTGGAGCTCTAGGACCAACAGCAGCCGCAGGTTATGGAAATACAGTTAGTGGTACACCCGGTACTGATGCATATGCAACAGGAGATTTTAGAAAACCAGTAGCTTTAGGAGCTACTATTTCTAGATTTGGTAAAGTAGGTAAAAAACGTAAAACTAGAAAACGCAAAAATAAAAAGTAAATATCTTAATGGATAGTGGTCATTGGGATATAAAAGGTGATATACCTCAAGATCCATATGGGTTTGTATATGAAATTATTAATACTATAAATGACAAATCATATATTGGTAAAAAACAAATGGTTCGTAAAATTAAACGAAAACCATTAAAAGGTAAAAAAAGAAAAAGAATAGATTATATTGAAAGCGATTGGAAAACTTATACAGGTTCATCCGATATATTAAACAATGATATAGAAAATTTAGGTAAAGATAAATTTAAATTTAATATATTATTATTCTGTAATAGTAAATTTGAACTTAGTTATTATGAAGCAAAAATACAATTTGAAAAAGATGTTTTACTAAATGAAAAATATTATAATGGTATAATAAATTGTAGAATAGGAAAAGCTCCTAGAATATTTCTGGAACAGTATTATAATAGAAATAATGATGGCTGATTTATATATAGAAAATTATGATTTTACTATTATTGACTTTAATGATTTACTTATAAATGATATACAGGCTAAAATAATTAATTCTTTACATGAATATAATTTATTAGATAAAAGTATTAATAATTTACAAGTTAAAAAATTTATATATCATTACACGATATATAGTATATGTGAAAAGTTATTAGAAGATAAAACTAAATCTATAATTTACTATAACTACACTCAATTAGATGATTGTGAGCTATTTAAATATTTTAAAGAAAATGAAATATTATCTTTCTTTACTAATTTTTTACGTAAAGTGGATAAAATATTACCTTTAAAAATCTTTATAAGTAAATATTCAATTTTATATTTAGATCATTTAATTGATATAAATGATGGTAAAGCTCAAACTACTATAAACTCTATGATTAGTAAGATTAATAATATGGATATAAGTAAATATACTTTTTCTGAAGTTAAAAAATTTACAAGACGTTATGAGCTAACATTTTTAAATAAAGATTACTTCAATAGACTATCCACAAAACTACTTCTAATTAGATAAATAATAATATGGATAAGTTTACTCAACTAGCTAATGGCTATATTAATAAAATAGATCAAGTTGCTATAAAAGAAGATAATGAAATACAAACTTTAGCTAAATCAAGTGGTTCATTTGGAGATTTTATGAGAAGTCTTCAAGGTAAGACTATTCAAGATATATTAGATGCAGCAAGTTTCGCAAGATTATATTCTATGAATAAGCATGGTATGACTGGAGCTGCTTATGATACTAAAAATCCTGATGTATTGTTAAATAAGTTTTTAACTAATCTTAGTGATTTTGTTAATCAAGATGTAAGTAAAATACGTTCAGGAGCAGCTGAAACAGATGAGTTTAAAAAGAAGTATGATTATGAAAGTCATCTTGAAAGAGAAAAAGAACGTAAAGATCTGTTCATGCAAGTCATGAAAGAAAAGGATCCAGAAAAAAAGTCTAAATTAAGACAAAAGGCACACGCTTTTAGAAATAACAGTCAATACGCCGATGCAAGACAAGAACTTTATGATAAAGAAGATAAATTAGTAGATCAGTTTCATAATTCAAAAATACAACCTGGACAATTTGTAAATGATGGTAGTGAAGAATACGCAGAATTAGAAAAAATGTTTAATAAATTATTATCAACTAGAAAAATTGAAGATCAAGAAGTACTTACCAAGGATCAAGAAAAAGCTTTAAATATAGCTCAAAAATTAGCAACATCACCTGAAAATATGAAAGTTTTTGGAGTTGGTATCGGAGAGGACCCTCAAAAAGCAATTAATAGAGTTTATGGTAAAAAAATGAAGGAAATTGCTAAAAAGATAGAAAATATTAAATTTTAAAATGAAAAAATTCCTTAAACAGTATAATAAAATTTTAGAACAAGACGAAGTACCAGCTCCGCCTGCTGAACCTGTTGTAGGTGATCAAGCTTTAGCAGATACCCCTGAACCGGAACCAGAAGTAAGTCAATTATCGCCTGAAGGAGAAGTTTTACTTGTAAGATTAATTAAAAAAGCATTAGTTACTAAAATAGAACCAAGTGATATCGAATCATTAAGTGAATTATCTGACATAAATGAAGTAAATGCAAAATCTTCTTTAGAAAAATTAATAAACATAATGAAAAAATATTCACAGGATATTGACGTAACAACATGAGCTGGAAATCATTAGATGAAATTTATTTAAAAGAATCTGCTAATAAAAAAGTAGATTTGTTGCCCCGTCAAAAGGTTAATGTATTTTTTGAAGATAATAATTTGTTTAGAGGTGAAGGCGATAATTATGAATTTGTAGGGGCCGTAGATGATAAAGATTATAGAAAAATAGTTAATATAGTTAAAAAAGAAGGCGATAAATCTATAGAAAAATTAGTACAACAATCAGGATTTGTAGATCAAACCCGTTATATAAAGAATTTTTTAGCTGATTTTGATGTTAATTATGGGGAAATAGAAATATTATCACAAATAAAACAAAAATTAAATAGTATTACCGGTAGTATAGGCGGTGCCCAAGGAGAATTTAGTTTGCATCAAGTAATATTTCCAATTTTAGAAAAAATATTAGCTAATGAAACCTCTGAAAAAATAGAACAATTTTATAATTCATTATTTGTAAAAAGTTTTTCGGAAGGTAACGTTAGTGTTGGTGATGGAGAGTTATTATTAAGTTTATTTACTGAATGTTTTAAAGGTGATGTTGGTGATTTAAAAACACCAAGTGGTCTAAATGTAGAGTTAAAAGTTGGTAAAGGTAGAATTATAAGTGCAAGAGGGGGAGGCTTTAAAAATGATCTTAATAAACTTAAAGAGTTTGCTCAAAAACCTGATTTAACTGTTGAAGATTTGCAAGAAGCTAAATTTACTGGCGATGTAATGAAAAAAGCTTTTTCTAATATTTCTATATTACAACAGTTCATAGGTGAAAATGTAACTGATCCAAATCAAAGGATGCAACATTTTGCAGGTATAATGTTAAATGAATATGGTAAAGAAGGTTTTGATATAGTAATGTTTGTTTACCAGAAAGGATTTACTAGAAAAGCTGGCGAATTTATGGGAGAAGGTTCATTTGATAAAGCAAGATATTTAAATGTAACTAATTATTCAAATATTTTAAATGCTATCAATAATAACTTTATAGCTTTTGATTTTGACGGTGATGGAGTATATATAGGTTACCCGGGTAGTAATGTAAATGCTAAATTTAAGAAGGATTTAAAACTTTCATGAAGAATTTTAAACAACATCATAACGTTATCTTAGAGTTTTTTGATGCTATTGATGGCGCTGTAAAGCATATTGACCATTTAGAAGAAAATATACTTAATAAAGGTAAACAAGGTGTTATAGAAGCTATTAACCAAATAGAATCATCTATATCTTATTTTGTAGATGAATCTGATTATAAAATATCAACTAAGTTTGATGGAGCACCTGCTATAGTTGCTGGGGTCGATACAAAAGGTAAATTTTTTGTAGCAAGTAAATCTGCTTTCGCTAAAAATCCTAAAATTAATTATACTGAAGAAGATATTACTGAAAATCACGGTACCGGGGGATTAGCTGATAAATTAAAATTAGCTTTAAGATATTTACCTTCATTAAATATAAAAGGCATTTATCAAATGGATTATATGTTTGATCCGCAGATGAAAATAGTTGAAACCCCCGAAACTATAGATGGTGTTAAAAATGAAAATAAATTTTTAACCTTTACCCCTAATACAATTAAGTATGCAGTTACAGAAGATAGTCCTTATGGTAAAGAAATAAGTACTTCTAAAATAGGAGTTGCAATACATATTGAATATATTGTAAGAAATGGTATCTTAAAAGTTAAAAAATATACTTCTGATCCAGAAGAGTTTTCTAAATCTAATACAGTTTTTGTATTTAACGTTTTAGCAAATAAACCTAAAAATGATAAATCGTCTTTTAGTAAATTATTATTAAGAGATGTAAAAGCTAAAAAAACTAAGCTTTTAAGATTAGCAGATAAAGTAGATTTTAGTTTATTAGATGACTTTACCGGTACTTTAAAATCATATATAAATTCAGAAATAAGATCTGGTAGATTTTTAGAAGATACTTCTATTTCTACTGAAGAATATATAAATTATATTACTAATAGATTTACAAAAGATTTAGAAAGACTTAAAAGTGAAAAAGGTAAAGCTAAAAAGACAGAGCAAATGAAAGCCACATTAAAATCTTTACAAAAATTAAAACCTTCTATAAAAAATGCATTTGAAATTACTAAAATAGTGGCTAATTTAAAAAATAATTTAATAAAAATTTTCAATGAAATAACTAAAAATGATTTATTAGGTACTTATCTTGAAGAAAGTCCTAACAATTGGCAAACTACTGCGCCGGAAGGTTTTGCTTTATCAAAAGTAACAGCTGATGGTGCTGAAATAACTAAAATGGTAGATAGAGAAGAATTTAGCCGAGCCT